ATCATCTGACCATTCACAATGAACGGTGCAATCATCGAACCATCCAGCTTCTCAAGGATAGCATGAGGGCGCGACAGATCAATGACATGATCCTGAGTCTCTTCACGCTCATTCACATTGAAGAACTTATGGAACGGGCGACGAATGATATCACCAGTTTCAGTATCAAAGATGATACCACGACACTCACGGCGAATCTTGGCATCATCATCCAAAGTGAAATAGTCTTTCCAATCTTCAGGGGGGCGACTAGCTTTTTGCCACGTGTGGTGTTCGGTCTTCCCAAAGGTGTCATCCATCATCACGTTGTAGTTGATGACGGTATAGCCTTCCTTCTGAGCCACAACGAACTCATCGCGACCTTCAATAGCAGGCAGCACATCAGAAATGTTTTTAATAACTGGGAAGGTATAATCCATGGCGTATCTCCTGTTTCACTGTCAGTGTTATTGTAAAAGTGTTATAGTTTATCCAACCACGCTATCGATGATGCGAACCAAATCTTCGGCATACACATCTTCAATCTGCTTGATCATGTTGATATCATAGTTGCGAATCTTGAAGAAGTCAAGATCATAAAGGTCGGTGCCTTCATTATACTTGACATACACATAGCCCTTCCACTTGACCATGCCAGAAGTCTTGAACTTGAGACCATTGCCCATGTTCACATAATCTTTTGCACCCCAAGCCCACGTGGCGCGAGGATCAATCGTCTTGATCTGCGAAAGAATGGTTTGTGCAATGCTCATGTCAAACTCCGTTTTCTCAGTGTGTGTGTTTGATATACGCACCGGAAGAAAGGATGTCAACATGTTTTTTCAGATTATTTAAATTCCCACTTCCATGGTGGAACGGAGTAGTAATTTAACTGATCTTTAAACCTCGGTGTAAATTTAGCATTCACAACGATTGGTGTAGATTGAATGCGAGTTTCCCAAAGAGATAGCAGCGGATTATAATTATCAATTTCAATCATAACCCGATTGTCATCTTCGTCATAAAACCAATACTCATATGTCTGCTTTTTTCTTTGGGTGGCATTTAATCTGGTAATATACGTAAGTGTTTTTTGATTGGTATCATTGTTTACCAGCGGCTTTATTTCACTTCCGAAAACTCTAATAAGACTCATATCGTATTCATAGAAATATGGAAGTTTGTATGCTATACCACACTGATTGTCTTTGTATAAATTGTCAGAAACGGCCAAGAATTTATTAAGATTTTCTCTATACACACTAATCTTATCGCTGCGTAATATTATCCACATTAATTTCTGAGTATAATGCTCACGGATGCGGCGGGCGAGTTCGCGATCATCAGTTGTAATATACGGAGAAATAATATTCTCATCTTCACTAATTGATAGTAAATGAACCGGTTTGCGACACGTATTGAGTTCATGGTTCGTTGGATCATTTGATAAAATCTCACGAATACGCTTAATCGTGCAAGCAAGGACAATCGGGTCCTCTTTTATAAATGAAGATGTATAAACCACATCAGAAAATGTGTGGGATTGGTGTATTAATGGATTATTAAGCCAATTAAAGGTATTCTTTTGAGTAGTATTAACTGTCATGTTCTTAATGTATCTTAGTTAGAGGTGAAATACAAGGGTAAAATTACCCGATTGAAATATCTTCCATTCCTGCCGTGCGGAGGCGAACGATGTGGCCCATTTGCCATTGCTTGGCTTCAAGCCCCTTGATAATGCCAGTCCACGTATTGCGAAGCAATGCTACTTCATTCATAAGAACTTCATAATCAATAACTTCATCTTCACCTTCCGCATACTTTTGAGCATCCTTTGGCTGAAGTGCACGATTGTAGTTTTCAAGATACTTCTTGAAATGTGTGTGTTTTATTTTACGAAGCCTAATATTCATGAAGTTAAGCACTGCTTCAATTTCTTGAAGTTGATTGAAGCGGTATTCTGTTATTCCGGGCAGTGAGGCAATGTTTTTTTCAACATTTCCGTATATCTTTACCTCACGTTTTGCTTGCAGTAATTCATTTTCATAATATGCAATAAAATCAGGAAGATGACTTAAGTCCGAAGTAACTTTACTATACCAATTCATTATCCATAATCCTCGTCTTCATCTTCCTCAAAATAATCATCAAATAGGTCATCAATCTCTTCATGATATAGTCCATCATCCGGAGATTCTAAAAAAAACTCCAATGCGTCTTTAATGTCTTTATCACCACGGAAAGTATGTTTAATTTCAGCAGGAGAAAAGTCTTCTTCAATAAGATAGTTAACTAAAGTTTCTGCTGCATCGTCAGCCACATTCCCGGCATCAAGACTTGGTTTTAATATTTTCCAAATTTCACTGATAAGTGCTAAACTCATTTTTCCTCCCCAATCTCACCAAATAGTGGATACCACGTGAATTCCATTCCTTCGGTAAACATCTGCTGACCAAAGCCCATGTTTGTAGTCTTAAATAAATAGCAATGATCCATAGAAGATATAGGTTTATTTACCTCTGTAATTTCCCCAGTTTCTTTGTTAAGATCAAACACATGGAACATGCCATTTTTCTTAATGGCATCAACTAATGCCTGACCATCATCAAAAATGGCACCATCCGCTATAACATCTTTGGTTACTTGTTCCTTTACCGCATACAATAACCAATATAATGCGGGTCCTTTTCTATACTGAACTGGAACAAAAACTATTGCTACGTCAAGATAATCTTTACCGGCAATTTTTGCATTTTCCAATGTCAACATGCCGACAATATTACCATCTGACTTAACTAACATAAATTTGTTATCGTAACGATATAGGGCATAATCTTTTCTTACATCAGCCAGTTTAGTTGCTTTCCCTAACAATTTACTATATGACTGCTGAAATTCTGATGATGTAGTAGGTTTTTCTGGAAATTTACCTGCCTGAAACGCCTCGGCTATTTGGTTAATCTTAACCATCGTCATCAACCGTTTCATCCTCAATAAGTGCGATTGTAGCAGGATGCTTGCCAAATTCTGTCATGATGGTATCAAGACATTCGTCGGTGTTTGCTTCCCATGCCTTTCGGAATTTTTTAATGATGGTTCCATCAATTTTCTTGTAAACAAGAGAGTTACCTTCCTTGGAGAGCAACTTCATTGATTCAAACATGTCAGTAAGCCCCGAATATGGACTCATTCCCGTATCATATGGAATCTTGACCTGAACCGATTCAAAAGGCTTGGCATAGCGTGTTTTCATAACTTTACATGCTGCGCGAATACCTCTGACTTCACTGGTCTTATTTCCATCTTCGTCTTCCTTGAGTTTAAGTTTTTTCATAGCAACAACGATTGATGATGCATATACGAAACCCTGTCCACCAGAAATTTTGTCATCCGGATCAAACATATCTTGCGAAGCATACGTGTGATTTGTTGCTACAAGACCGACATTATGGCTACCGAACATGTTTACGCAGTTACGAACAAGCGCGGTAAGAGCCTTAGGTTTGCGTCCCATATCGCCTTTCAAGTCACCACCTTCAAACTGATTTACATCGGTTGGGGTTAGCAACATACCAAGAGAGTCAATGATGAATAGAACCTTTGGCTTGTCGGTATCTGTCATCTCTTTGTAACTCTTCATAAATTCACTGATGGTTTTAGCAACATCGTCAATCATTGCCATGTTCAGTTTAAGCAATTTGCTTTCACTTGTATCTACACCAAGTGCATGTAGCCATTTTTCGTCAAGTGCATTTTCACTATCAATAAGAACTACATATATTCCTTGTTCCTGTGCATGCCTGACCAAATTTCCTGAACAGATATATGATTTTCCCGCTCCCGATTCACCTGCAAACACGGTAACTTTACCGAGCGGAACTCCCTTTTTGAAGTCGTTACTGATGCGATAGTTTAATGCATAGTTTCCCGTGCTTACCCAATCTGTTGGGTCATTAAATCCGATGCTAAGACCATCAATTGCCTTAGAAATTCCTTTTCTGAATTTACTGATATCAAACGGCTTAGTTGTCAAATTAATCTCCTATTATCGTGCAATTTGTTTTAGTTTATCGTTATATACTTGTTTTTCAAGCAGTTCCGGACTATTAATAGTCAACTGATCAATTTCATAATCACTTGGAAAGTGGCGCAAAATACCGCGCGCGCGATCACGAATAATGCTTGGAACTCGTGGCGTTTTACCGGGATCGCAGAGTTCTTCTAATAACTTTTTTCCCTGCTTCAATGCGCGGTATCTATCCTCTGATGTTGTCATACGACTTCTCCTGTGTTAAAAAGTGGGGAGGGAAACCCTCCCCACATCTAATTACTTAGATTGGCGAGCGCGGATCATCGCAAGGATGTCCTGTGCTTTATCAGTTGAAGTTGACTTTTCTGGAACCACGATTGGATCAACGTCAAATGGAACATCGTCATCAATTGGTTCAGAGACAGTTGGTGCAGTAGCGGTTGCGCTGGTTTCAGCAGTCGCTGGTTTTTGAGACGCTACTGCACCTTCCGGTGCTGCCAATCCATAAGGACGGTAGTATGCACCCCACTTATCGTTGTCATAAGGGCGACCATCAACGGATGCTTCAAACATTTCCTTGATAATACGAAGTTCTGCATCGCTTGGTTTCTTTGGTAGGAAACTCTTGAGGTCAAACAGACCGTGCGCGTCAATTGCTGCCAATTCTGCTTCTGTTAGCGGGGACTCTTTACGCGCATAGTTGGACGTAGTGTAATCCCCATATCCTCCCTTGGCAGTCTTACGGATAACGAAATCAAGACCACTGACATAATCGGTTGGGAGTTCGCTCATTTCAGGGTCCATCAGGCCAGTTTTAATGATTGGAATGATCTGTGGCGTAATGATAAAACGGCGAATAGGATTGGCTGGAGCAACATCATCACCAAGTGGATTTACACGAACAAATCCTTGGAACAGATATGTGCGCTTCTTCCAATATTTACCAGCAAGTTCCTTCAATGTGTCATCTTTATACCAAGGACGAACTTCTGCGAGAACTGGACAGTTATCGCCATACATTTCTACGCAAGGAACCTGAACAGTTAAAGGTTTGCTGTTGGAATCACCCTTAATTCCATTGAAGGGCAACTTGATCATTGCTCTTTCTACCCAGAAAAACGAATTTGTTGGATCATTATCTGGAAGAAAACGTAAAGTTGCTGTGGAGCCTTCTGTCATGTTCCAGAAGGGATAAATTGCATTGTCTGATTGTGAGTTGGAACCTTTGTTCTGTCCCTTGTTTTCTGCGGCTGCAATGCGAGCGCGGATTTCTGCTAAGTTTGCCATTTGTTTTTCTCCTTTTAAATGTGCTTTGTTTTGAGCTAAATGTTAGATTTAATGTTTTGCTTTTGGAGCACACTTTATGGTTATATAACAATAACCACTCAGTGTCAAGTATTTAGTTTCGGGATTTACCCAAAATATGTAATTATATTGCGCGATCAGTATCTGAAACGCGCAATATCCAAGATTCTGGTAAGTTCATCATTCTCGGCACTTTCGTTGGCACCAACCAACTTACCAATGTTATTATTTTTGACTTTTTCGGTTGGTCCAAGCTGTCCTACGCGCTTTTGTTCTGGTCCTAAATTTTCTTCAAGTTCTTCTGATCCTGCTTCCGCTTCTGCCTCTTCACGCGAAGAACATGGTCCACCACGATCTACAATGTGACCATTCTTTGCACGGGTCCAGAACCATTCTCCATGACCAAGTTCATCAGCATCTTGCCAGACTTTTATATCATCTGACATTTTCATTGCTGGATCATCCCATCCTTCAGGAATACCAAGAGGATTGTTTGAAGTTAAACTTTCGTTATCTGCTTCCGCAATGTCTTCTTT